GTTGCAGGAACGAGGTATTAGATGTGGTCATTGCCATGTCTAAGTTCCCTTAATTATGCACCAAACTTATCGCCAAGTCGAGCTTTATCCTCAAACATTTGTTGCTGCGTCTTAGCGGAATAGTACAAGTTACGATTTTCTCTACGTAGTTTTTGATAGTAATCGAAATTACGCTCCGTAGAGGGTTGCATTGAAACACCCTCAGTTCGAACAGAACCACTGACCATAGGGTCAACAGGACGTTTGTTCTCACCTATAAGAGCAAAGAACGCATTAGGTGACTCAGCAGCAATCTCTCGTAAACGATCTATTGACATACCAAGCTCTGTTGCTTTCTTTTCGATTTGAGCCTTGGCTTCAGTGCCAAAGCTTCCCTCTAGCTCTTTGTCAACGAGTTCTAAGTTGGTCTGCACTTTGGCTTGCAACTCTCGTTGATTGAGTGTTTTTTCTACAAGGCTCTTCAGGTCTTCCTCGTTAACAACCCCAGTGGTGTTCTGTGTGTTAACGCTAGTGTTATCATTTGGCACTTCAGGGTTTACTGCACTAGTTTCAGTAGCCTTATTCTGAAGTTGGGTTAAAATTTCGCTCTGATAATCTTGCTTCTTCATATCCTCTCGCATACTAGCTAACTGATCTTCAAGATTTTTTATGTAGCCATCTGCTTCAAGTTTACCTTTGGCAAGAGTTTCAGGGTCACGCCAGTTCTCCCCTTTTGCCTGTACGAGTTTGTCAAGAAAAGATTCCTGTACAGGGGTTGCTTGTTCTTGATTCTCGTTGTTCTGATTATCCTGTGTGGTTGCAGTGTTATCAGTAAATACCATAGTTTCATCCCTTATCTAGGTTAATAAGATCAAGCACTTGGGTTAGTGCTCTGTTGTAGCCGATACGATCAGCCATTTTATGTGACCAAGCAGGACTGTTATAGTCAGCCATAGTCGGTCTCTCCTCAAGCATAGACTCGAGAATTTCTTCTAGAAGTAAAAGACTTTCTGAGTTAGACAAAAGAGTTTGTTTAACTTTATCTTTTTCTTCTTGTGTTGTGCATTTTCTATACCAAGCAGTTTTCATTATTTTTTCATAGACTTCTTTGATTTTTTCTTTTTATCTTTTTTCTTCTTGGTTGTGTTTTTGTATTCCATAACTTTACCTTTTTTGTACGGCATTACATTCCTAGCTCCTGTTTTTGTACTAACATTTCTTCATTTTGCATTTCAGCTTCTTGTACTTCTTGCTGAGTTTCTAGTTGTTCTTGAACCATTATATTTTCTGAGAACAGTGTAGGTTCACCCAACTCTTCTGCTAGTATTCTAGCAAACTCTTTACCTGACATATGTGCAGCTACAGTTGGGTCAGATAGTTTGATCTGGTAAAGTTGTGTTAAACTCTGTACTCTCCTAGCTCTTTCAGCAAAGTGTCTAGCACCAACAGGAACTATTTTACCAGAGGCAGTTATGTCATCCTTAGTTATTGTTCTAAATATTACAGCGTTGGTTGGTGTATCGAACACTCTTATTGTATCAGAGACATTCATTCTTCTTCGTGATACTTCAAACATTGCGTTTAGTATAGGCTCTAAGAATACTCTTTCAAAGTGTGCAGTCTTGTGTTCAAATATTCTTGAGGCTGCATTTTGTAATGTCTGAACTTCAAAGGCTGTCTTCTCACCTGCTGTTCTGATACCCATAGCTTGCCTAGGTGCACCAGCCATTTCTTCCATTTTGTTTTCTAGAGCTTGTATCTGAAAGTCAGCGTTTAGTGCTGTAGTGTCAGGGGCTAAGTAACCTACATCACCTTCTTCACCCATGTAAATACGTGTGGCTGGTGAGAAGTCAAAGTCCTCTACGTCACCTCTGATCTTTAGTATTGGGTAGGCTATCTGATCAAAGACATCAGCCTTGAGGTTTTCTAGGTGATCTATACGATACTGCATACCGACAAGATTGTCAAGTGGACCCATAGCGTATAGGTTGTCTGGTCTTGGTCTCCACCCTGCGTGATAGATCGGGGAGTGACCTAAGTAACTTGGGTTTTCCTCGTTGGCTAAAACATAAGCTCTATCAACTATAGTAATAATTCTATCTTCGTGAAGCTTATCCTTGTCTTCATCATAGAAGTCACCGTAAAAAGTTAAGACCTCTACATAGTTTGATTCGTAGTATTGCTCTATAGATGTAAAACCATCAGCAATAAAACCATCAGCTTTGTGTTGAGTTTCAGAACTTTTGACTGCTGCTCTAGCACCCATCATCTTATCAAAGACCCCTTTCATATACTCTTTAGTCGGGTCTTCTTCGATCATTTTCTTTATCTCACCCAAGGTTTTTATTGATCGTATAATCTTAGGTGACTTTTGAAAAGTAGAAGCTGTAGGATTAAAACAAATATCAAACGGTGATATTCTTACAACCCTTGGTCCTATGTAGTTTACTACTAGGTTTTCATCCTCTTTTTCTTGATAGTTTTCTTCCCATGTAACTGTGGCAAAACAATTACCGTACTGAATGTAATCATACAAAAGGTCTGAGGCTGTATTAACAAAGTTAGACTGCTTGATCTTATTTTCCATATAAGACTGAACAGCTTCTCTCTTTACCTTTACATTATCATCACTTGACTTAGCCTCAAATCTAAACCAAATGTTTTGTGGAAACAATGTAGCAAAGTAGTTAGCATGGAGATTGTCCATGATTTGAGTAAGCTTTGGTGTAGTCGTACTGTTTGACCAAGGTAGCATAGCGTTCTTAGTTGTACGTGTATCTGTTGCGTACAAGTAATTACGTAACTCTTTCCACTCTTCTACTTTCTCACTTCTTTTTACAGACCATTCACGCCACTGTTCTGCGATTTGAACAGCCATATTGTCTGGGCTTATTATGTATTCTAAGTCAATAGTTTCGCCAGCCATTATCGACCACCTCTAAATTTATTGTTAGCCCACACTATATTACTCCCACTTGATCTTCTTATTACTCTGGCTGGCTTGATTGCCATATCCACGACAGAAGCTAAAGCGTCAATTATGTCATCGTGAGCAGGGTTTCTTGATGACAACTCTTCTTCTAATAATTGAGTGTTACCACCTCTGTAGTGCCAGATACTCATGTTATCATAACGTGGTTCAAGTATCGAAGCTATACGTTCTTGTTTGTTACCTTGGCTTTTGTTAGGTCTATACTCGTCAATGCTTATAGCTAGTCCGTGTTGTTTGATAAGCTCTTTGAGTTGCTTAACGATTGCCATTTGTGCGACTGTTGTTTCTGCTCTGAGCTTTCTGAATGACCACTTGTTTGACATGTGGAGTATGTTCTCGAAGTAATCAGATATTCTGTCAGTCCTGAATCTGTCGATGTCCAAGACGTAGACGTTGTTTTCTGCATCAATACCTATCACAACTATTGCTGTATAGTCAGCACGTTTGTTTAAGCTAAAGGCGAAGTCAACAGCAGCAAAGACGTTTAGTCTACTATCTTTGTAGAACAGGTAGCCGTTGTCCTCTCTTACGTGTTTTCTTTCGTAGTACTGAAACTTATCTGGTGAGACAGGTACATTGTCAGGGTCAGTAGGATCGTTGTAGTACTGTGCTCTGAACTGTCCTTTGTCTAGATACTGACCACGTTTCTTAGCTAGTATCTTCATGTCAAACCCAAACCACTTACCGTCTTTGCGTTGGGTTCTAGGCCAAAGGAACTCACCTGTTCCGTCACCACGTTCTTCTACAGGTTTCTCAAATACCTCGTAGATACTATCCTCACCTATCTTATCACCATCTTTATCGTACTGATCCTCAGTCATTTGCAGTAGATCGTTGTACAAGTCAGCAGGGTGATACCTAGTTCCTACTACCCACTCTTTCGCTTCAGCACCTTCAATAGACGAGAGAAGAGAGTATTGACTTTTGACTTTATTGCGTCCTTCACCTGTGTAAGCATTTTCATACACCACGCAGTCATCGAGGACAGCAATGTCACAATGTAAGCCTGTAAGCGATGTAGTAAGTCCACCAGTAAAGATCGAAGGGTCTCTAACATTTTCTTTCTTCCTTAATGGATGGTCTAACATAATCTCTGAGTTAGTCCATCGTGTTCGTTTACCTTCATCAAAGTTTACGTGTTCAGGCCAATACCTTCTGTATATGTCTGAAGTAAGTATCCCTTTGATAAAACCTAGTTGTTTCTCAGCAAGGTTAGCTGTAGCTGATATGTATAGTATACGTAAAGTTGGGTTCTTTGTCAACTCCCAAGCTACTCTAAACGCTATTAATCTTGACTTACCGTGGTCTCTAGGAAAGAGTAGAAGTTGGTGTGACTTAGCTTCAGGTCTTATCCACCAGTTGCAGACATCTTCGTGGGCTTGCCCTAGTACCTGCTCTGGTGCTACTAACCTTATGAATGTTACAAGATCACTTTCAGCAGCAATCCTGATTTGCTCTAGGGTTGACATTTAGGATTTACCTAACTAACCATTCTTCTACAGTGTCAGATATATCACGCATCTTAATCCACCTGTCACCTGTCGGTTGACCTTTTCTAATACGAAGTTTACCCATCATACCAATGGTTGCCCACTCCTGACGATCTTCTCTGGAAACATATGCTTGATCTGCATCGTAATCTGGATTTAGTTTACGTCTTTGTTGAACTACAGTGTTACCATCATCATCTTCAACATTATAGTCTTCAAAAATGTAAGCACCAAAGTCATCAAGTAAATATTTACCTTTCCACTGGTTAATATCACTGTCACCAATAACTGAAGGATTAACAGATACCGCTCCAATAATGTTAGCTGCTGCATCATCACTTGTAGCTAGTCTAATTTTTTCATTATCTAATACGACTGTATAACCTGTTCTATCTTGGTTACTTGAGTTGCCATCAGCCCACTCAAAGTATTCAGCATAGTCAGCACCGCCACCGTTCCATGAACCATCAGCATAAGCATTGCCATCGCCTCGTAAAATAAATTCGTTATCTGAAGCATTACCAGAAAGACAAGTAAGAAAAGTATAACTTGAACTAGCAGTACGATGTGCATTTAATTTAGTCACACTATCAACAAAAGAACCGTGTTGATTTTCTATACGTGTAGCAGCCGTATCATTATTGTCATGGGCAATAGTGTGTGTAGAACCACCTACAGCGGTAGCGTTTTCACCTACAAATCTCCAATAGCCATTCTGATTCGCATAACCTCTAGGGTGACCATCTCCATCAGATAACACAATAGTATTGCTATCGGTGCGGATGTCTAAGCCATGATTATTACCATCAAACTGACCAACGATTGTATTTTTACTACCAGTGGTCATATTAAACCCTGCTTGTGGCCCAAGAAATGTGTTATAAGTACCTGTGGTAACTGATTTACCTGCCTGCGTTCCAACAGCTACATTAAACTGACTTGTGTTTGATGCACTGTTCATAGTTTCAAGAGCTTGATAACCTATAGCAACATGCGCTCCAGAAGCGGTGTTTGACCCTAAAGCACTATATCCTACAACAGTATTATTCATACCAGTAGTAAGCGCATCCCCTGCTAAACTTCCTACTACAGTATTTTTATCACCTGTTGTAACTGCTGTACCTGCACTGTAACCAACAGCAGTATTATGAGTATCTGCTAAACTACTTTGGTTTTGAGCAGTAAGTGCAAACGTACCAACTGCAACAGACTTTTCACCATTAGTATCTGCTTTCAAAGCTTGATAACCAATAGCAACATTGTTATCTCCATCAACTAATGCTTTACCTGCTTCTGCACCAATAAGAGTAGCTTTTTTACCTGAGGTTATTGCTGTTCCTGCGTCCTCACCTAAGGCTACGTTATTATTTCCTGTTGTTACACTATTTAAAGCATTTTCACCCAACGAAACATTGTTTTCTGTTCCGCTAAACGAAGTACCAAGGCTTGCTATGTCTCTAGCTCTGCTCATGCTTTACTCCTTATGATGGCTTAGTAGGCCAAGTAACATCGTCTAATCCAGTGACGCCTTCTTGCGCTGGTACATCTCTCAACGCCTGACGATAGGTTGTCCATGCTGATGACATGGTTACGTCTGAATTAGCCATCCAATCTGTCTCAGCCAATCGTCTGTCACGCTCTGCTCGAAGGTCAGCCATTGGCTTGGCGTTGACTAGCTCAGTTTTCTTGGCTGATGCTTGCGCCCATGTAACTCCAAAGTCACTAGGGTTACTGCTTTCTATTGCAGAACCATTGTCATCTGAGCCTGTTACCTTTGTGAACATCTCGTTAAATTCTGCTTCTGTTGTTGGTTCACCACGAAGAACCCACTCCGTAATACCCAACTCTTGTAGTGCTGTTGCTATTGTTGTCATTTATCTATCCTACCATTACCATTTGACAAGTTGTGTGATTAGACCCACCGTAGACATCTCCAACACAACTAAAACTAATGTAATCACTAGCATTTAATTTTAAGACCTCACTTACGGTAACAGTGTGGTCTGTTCTACCTCCATTACCAACATCAGCGAGGTCAGTAAAATACTCTTGAAAAGTCGTACCATTTTTTTGAGCCAGAACACCATGTTCAGCAGCATTATTTATCCAAAAATAAAATTTAGCAGCTATTACGTAAATACCGTCTATTGGAACAGTTATTCTGCCATTGCTACTATTCCATGTCATACCACCTAAAGCAGAACCTTCTACTGCCCAATCAGTATAAGTTTCAGCAGTACCATGAGCAGTTGCTTCCCCTGCAACAGTACCACGCAAATATATGTAAGGCGTAACACTTCTACTAATTCTACCACTACTGTCTATAGTCAACCCAGAAGTACCACTAGTATTCTGTATTGCATCTACTTTTAATACTGAACTCATTGGGCTATCTCCATTAAAGTTAGATAACTATAAAAACTGTTTCCGTTTAGCTCTAAGTTAACTCCACTAGATTGAGATAAAGCTGCTTGAGTTTTATAAGTTGTTGCGCTTGTAGTCGAAGGAGAATCTATAAGCATATAATTATGATAGCCTCTAAGGTCATCGTTTGCGTCTTGGCTATACTGTGCATATCTACCCGCTGGTGAGTTTACATCAGTAGAGCCTCTTAAAACTTTTATACTAAATCCATACCTATCAAATCTATAATGTTGAGCTAAACATATTAGTATTTTGCTTGAGGTAGACGTTGGTGTAATTGTTGCTGAGAGGCCAGTGTCACCATAAGATGTTGATGCAGTATTATATACAGTGTTTGTTGAACCTTGTACAACTTGAACAATATGACCAGCAGATAAAACCCTTGCTCCTGTTGCTGGCTGGAGAGTATCGACTTTTAATATGCTCATGCTGCTACCTCCATTACTAAAATAGAAGAGTTTTTAAATTGGTCATTCTGTGATACCGAAGTGTGATTTCTTGCATTGAAAGTTAAAGAAGTACCTACTGCATCAGTTAAACTAGTTTCTTCAAGAGTTATAGTTTGAGTCGCCCAACTATTGTCATCTTTAACATTATATAAAACATCAGTGCCACCATTTACATTATAACCCATAGAGTGCCAACCAGAGGTTGCAGGTCTAACAACCGCAGCCGCAACTATAATAACAAAATTAGAACTTGCATCTAATCTATTTAATGTAACTGAAGCACCTGTTCCTGTTGAAGCATTAACAGTAACAGTATTAGTGTTAAAGCCCCGTTTTACTTGGAGAATATATCCATTAGGTGAAATAAATCCGTTACTAGCATCGAGCGTGTGACCACTAGGTATAAGAACCTTGTTTGCATTAGCCCCACTTGTAGGAGCTTGCAGTGTTTGTACCGTTAGTGTTCCCATACTATACCACCGTTAAGTTGCCAGAGACAGTCAGCGTAACGCCACTAGCTACTGTAAGAGGGCCAGCGCATAGTGCGTTTTCTGTACTATCTATTGTTGTGTTTGTGTTAAGCTCTTGCTCATGCACTCTAAAGATGTCACCAGCAGCAGCCGCTGGACCGTTAGTGCCTCGCTCACCTTTGTATCTGCCACCACCTACAGCAGTGCTTAGATCAACAGAAGTGAAGATTAATATGTCTACTACGTCAGAGACTGAAGCTCCTGTTGTTAGAACTACGTCTGATCCGTTGGTAGCTGTAAAGTCTGTACCGTCTACTAGCTTAACACCGTTGAGATATACATCGACAAACCCAGCAGTGTAGCCTGACGTATTGAACGTAGTCTGAGAAGCTGTAGCAGTGTAACTGTGTCTAGCCTGTGTAGTCTGTGGTGATGGGATTGTGCCTATGTATCCTGACATTATTCAGCCTCCAATGCGGCTACTTTAGTTTCAAGTGTTTCAATCTTGGCTATCGCTTCTTGCAGTGCCTTTGTAAGAACAGCAGTAAGTTGACCGTAAGCTATTCCCTTATGCTCATCTCCATCTGGGGTTACACCTACAGAAACAATTTCTGGAACATGAGATTCCATTTCTTGTGCAATAAATCCAACTTGATCTTTATCGTCAGATTTCATTTTGTATTTTCTAGGCTGTAAAGATTTTACGGTATCAATTCCGTATTCAATATCAGCTATATCTTTTTTAAGACTTATATCTGAAGCGTCTGTCCAAGCCCCACTAGAGTTAAGAGTGCCTTCGTTACTACCATTCCAAAATCTTAAATCATTATTGCTGTTATTCCAATACATTCTTCTGTAAGAACCTGAGCTTGATGCTTCACCTACACCAATACCTCCCTCGTGAAGATTTACTTTACCACCAAAAGATAAAGAAGTTCCTATAGATGTAGTACCATCTGATGCGAATCGTACTATTTCTTGTCTATCACTGTCAAATGCACCAGCTTGGTCAGTATCGGCAGAAGCAGATATAGTTAAATCGGCATCGGAAGAACCAGTAATACCAATTCCAAAAGGTCTACGTCCACCAGCACCACCATCTCTACTTAATAATATATTTCCAAAACCATTGTCAGAATCAACGTGTAAAGGAGCAACTGGTGAAGTTGTTTTAATCCCAACATTACCGCTGCTGTCGATACGCATACGTTCAGATCCAGCAGTATGAACAGTTATAGTATCGTCAGTGCTTGCTTCAATCTTACTGTCACCATCAGCATCTAGGATAAGGTCTGTGCCGTTTACATCTAGTCCTGTTGTTGTTCCTGAAAAAGCTACATTTCCAGCAAACGTACCACCGTTAGCTGCACTTACTGTGTCACTAGTCTGAAAACTAGGATAGCTAATGACTACAACTTCATCACCGTTTTGTGCAGCGTTGGTTAGCGTAATGCTAGTTCCGTTAGTTGCTGTGTAGTCTGTTCCATCTACTAGCCTGACACCATTGTGAAACACATGAACTTTCGTTGGTGTGTAAGCCAAGCCAGTCAGTGAGGTTGTGTTTGTTGTGATGCTGTAGGTCTGTTTGCGTTCAGCAGCATTGGCTAAGTTACCAACGCTAGAACCTATGTAACCACCCATTAGTCAGCCTCCTGTATTGTGTTACCTTCAGCTACCCATTCTAGGATTGCTGCGTAATGTCTGTTGGCAGGGTCTAATGGAACATCTAATCTACCTTCACCAGTAAAAACAGCATTTATACCTGTTTGGTTTCCATTCTTATCTTCAATATACTGTGCTGATTCAATCATTTTTAAAGCTCCGCATCTGCTGTAACGTGAGTAGAAACATAAACATTATCTCCTACTGCTAGATTACCTGAATTAAGTTGAAAATGATTAACACTTCTAAAAGTAATGGAAACTGAATTAAAGTCAGAAGAGTCTCCTCTGAAACTGCCTGATGATCCTGTTATTGGGTTATATGCGACTATAGTAGGTTGCGCTCTCATAGTTACTGGAAACATACCTTGAGATATGGTTCCATAGTTTCCAGTGGCGTAACTTTTTCCAATCGCTGTAGTCGTTCCCGTGTTTGAACCTATAGCCGCACCGTTATAACTGTTCCAATAATATCTTTGACAAAGCTGAAGCTCCTGACCATAGGACCGATGCTCAAACGGAGTTGCTGAATCTCCTACTTCGAGTTGAACTCCTGTGATGTAGAAATCATTAGATGTACTATCCATATGATTTACTTGATTGGTTGTTGCAAAGTCTGCTGAATCATTCCAAGCATTTGCTGTGCCACCAGTATAATTTGAACCGTATCCAAGAATAAAGATAACTTGCATACCACGACCATTGTCATTCACTATAGCACCAGAAGCAGACTTTATATCACTATTTGGTTCAATAGTTATTGTCTTGTGTTCCCAAGTATCGCTTGCATTAATAGTATATTCTGCAACGTAGTTGTATTGAGTGCTGTCATTTTTTGCGACTGTAACACAACTTGTTCCTGTTTTTGTAGCACGAACCCAAAAAGACAAAGTAATAGTTTTTGCAGTAGCCTTTCCATATTGAAAATGCTGTAAGTTTTGAGCTTCTATTCTTTGTACAATACTATAATAATCAGCAGTACCTAAAGAAGTGTCGGCTGTTGTAACATCAATTTTTAAAGCAGTGTCATGACCTGTGTCAGCTAAATGACCTGTTGATTTTTGTGTAGTGTATGCTCCACCACCAGAAACAAAACCAATCCATCTGTCAGCAGTTTTATAAGCACCGTCTGTTTGTGCTGTTGCTGCGGTAGCCCTTTGAAAAATTTGGAATCCACCGTTAATTACAACATTCCTATTAGACAACGCAGAACTATCATAGACCCTACTTAGTTCAGCTAGTTCAGACTGTCTGCTCATTAGGTTTGCTCCAAGATACTCAATACTACATCTGCACTAGCTGCAGTGTCTGAGGTTACTGTTACAGTGTCAGAGGACTCTAGGATAATCTTACCATCCAATACTGACAAAGCAGACTCTGCTGGTATAGGAGCGTCCTTTACTACATGGACACCAGCAGCTTTTACTGTAACCTTTATTTGACTAGAAGTTGTATTGGCTACGTTTAGACCAATAGTAACTGTAGTCGTTGAAGGTGGGCATGTGTAGGTAGTAGTTTCGTTAGTACCTACTGAACTGCTTGTGAAGTTTTTGAATGTGTTAGCCATTTTGAGTTACCCTCTTATGCTACGTCATCAAGTAATGCAGCCACTATACAATCAACTGTACCTGTACTAGATACTGCGTGAACGTCTGCTACTGTAGTGTTTGGACACTGAATAGACAGAGCTTGTCCAGCACCTACATAAAGCGCATCTGTAGCAGAAGTTGAAGCTGTACCAGCGTCTAAAACAATATAGACAGCGTTAGATGAGTCAGTGTTTTTGACATACAAAAACTTAACTTTGTCTGCTGTGTGTACTGCTGTAGGTGCTGTTGAGCTATCTACTGCTGTGTAGTCGGTAAAGTAACCAGTAATTAAATCACTTGATGTATTACTAACTGATGATAATTTATAGTACCATTTGTCGTTTGCATCAGCAGGTGTAACTGTTGTTGTAGTTGAAATAGTTTGAGCTATCTCATCGGGCAACACAGTAACCTGTGACACTACTGTTGCGTCATCTGCCATTTTATATCTCCTATCCTAATGCAATGGCTAGAGCAAGCGAGTTACCTGCAGGTTCAAAGGCATCTCCTGCTGCTGCTCCGTTTACAAAACTAGAACTATCTTCGTTAAAGAATCTAGTTACGTTGGTTGATGTATTAAAATAAAAATCCCCTGAGGTTAGAGGATCACCGTTTAAATCTGTTGTTGGGTCACTTGTTGCGTGACCTAAGTAAAAAGCGTTTATTGATTGGGTTGCGTTTGCAGATGCTGTACTAGCTGAAGTTGCTGCTTGATTAGCCCAGTACTTAGCTGAATAACCTGCATCGTCAACTGTACCCCCTGTATAATTAGCCCAGTCTTTTGCTGAACCACCATTAGCTGCGCCTCTACGTTGAGTACCTACAGCGTATTCTTTAGCTGAATACTCTGAAGTATCTACTGAGCTTGCTGTTTCTGTAGCCCATTCTTTAGCTGCACCAGCACTAGCTGTATCTGTAACTCCTGTACCACCAATAGCCCAAGCTTTAGATGAGTAGTCACTTCCTGTTACAGCACCATTAACTTTATTGGCGTAGTTACCTGATAGTGTAGCTGATGTTGAACTTGAGGCTGCTGATGTTGCACTAGCTGTAGCTGAGTTAGCTGAGTTGGTTGCTGAAGTAGCTGCTGAGTTCATGTAACCTTGTGTAAGAGCTACAATGTCCTGACCACTAGTGTTCTTTAGTGCTCCAACATTATTTAAGTCATTACCGTTAAGGTCTAGGTCTGCTGACATAGTGTTGGGGCTACTACCATCTCTCGATATAGTATTATCAAAGCCATCTCTCAAAGCAGTGAAGTTGTTATTCAGCTTTGTAATAGAGGCGTGTCCTGATGTAATAGTAGTTATTGTAGGTTGTTTAGCCATAGCTTAGTTTACCTTTAATCCTAATCGTTGTGCATCGTCTTGTAGTAGTGACAATGCTTGTTTGTTTTCTTCTTCTTGTTCTTTAGCTTGTAACTTTTTCTTAGCTTGTGAGGCTGTATCATTATCTAGCCAGCCTTTGTCCAATAGAAGTTTAGCTGCAGAGAACGAGCTTCTTCCATTAGACTTCATCTCTTCAGCTATAGCTTGAATCGCTTGTGATTTAATTTTGACAACCACTTCGTTACGCCAGTGATTGACA